TTCCGAACTATTAGGTGGATTAAAAAACCTTCTAGATCCACAGAGCATGCAATATGATTCGAGATGCATTGGGGATGAATATATCCTGTCTAAGAACATTCTTCCTTTGCATTTTAAGCATCTTAACATTAATTTGGTATGCCGATGATAATAAGATTAACTCCAGCGGTTACAATGCCACCTTTGTTAAATCTAACAGACCCTTCTACTTTGTTAGTAGATGGTGGCTTGATAATTACTGACATGTCACGACCAGCATCGGTTCCTCCCGCATTCACAACAGTTGCAACAACTATTGGAGCATACTTAAAATCTGTTGAAAAGTCATATGAAAAATCTTTTTCTTCTGAAGCAGTTACAGATGTATTATTATTAATAGAAACATATCCACCAATAATTCTTGCTTCTGACGTTCTTACGCTTTGCTTTCCTGCTGAACCTGCATCCACAGTAACATACTTGTAAGTTGATGGGGATATTGCTGAGGCAAGATCATTAATAGAATTAGCCATCTGATAGACATATGTTACATCTAGTGGTTGACCACGCTCAGGTAGGGGAATTTTTGCCATACTTAATTATACCACTAAGCCAGTGATATAACTCCGCTTTCCCATAGAGTAGAATTATTAAACCTTTGTTTTTGATATGTTTCCTGTTGTACTGCAACTTGTACAGTTGTTTTAGCCTGTTTTTTTAATGTTGCAAAATAAGATGAAGATACTGTAGTAACAAAAGACCATTCTGTATCTCCAGACCATTTAACATAAACATCAAATTTATCAGAAATGTTTCCACTTGAATGGTCCCAAACTGCCACAACGTTTGGACCAGATACAGCAACATTAAAATTCATACTCAATGGTTTTGCAACTATCATAGTTCTTTGTGGAGACCAATGCGAAGATCTATTTCCGTCAGAAGAAACTATCTTATATCTTATTGTATAAGAACTATTTTTACCATCGTAGGCTGGCAGATCTTTTTTTTGAATTATAATATTCTTGATGCCTGGATCTGGTGTTGCCATCATTGCACCTCTATAGCAAATCTAAATTCAATGTATCCAGAATATGCTGTTTGCTTAACGATTGGCCTTGCATCTGTATTTTTAACAACAGAATAACCAGTAAGCCCATATAGTGGATTTGATGTGGATTTATTTTCTAGACGAAGTCCATCAAAGGATACATAGTAATCAGATGAAACAACATAGGCATTGCTTGAATTTTTTCTAAATACTGATGCATAAGCCTTTACTAAGTTAACGGAGTTCCAAGAAAATGGAGTTGCACCAGAGTTATAGAATAATTCCTGCAACTGCTTTGTTACAACAAAATATCTATTTGAAGAAAGATCTATCGACATATCATCTGAGTCAATTTCCATTCTTGCAGTTTGGGTTCCATCTGTTGATGCAAACTCTAGAATGATCTTAAACTTTTCTGGATCTAATCCAGTTTCATTTTTGTTAACAATAGAAAAGGCAAGTTTTAACTCATCAACCGATGAGTTTCTTGTTAGGTCAATAGAGACGCCATTATAGATTAAACACTTAGATGTTGCAGATGCTGAGAGTCTTCCACTTGTTTTTGTTATTGTTGCAGAATCTCCCCGCACTAAGACTGTTTCATTTAAAAATCTAGATCTTTCATTTCTTGCAATTCTTACGCTTGAGTTAAAAATAGTATTTTCTGCGCTTGTTTTTATTACTGGGCACTCAACAAGTGCTCCATTTGTTCCTACATTGTACGAACCAAGGATATTGTTTGTTACAGCGCTTGTAACTGCATTGGTGCTAAGTGGGTCTAATATTTGTGGAATTTCTGTAATTGTTCCTGAGCCAGATGAAGGACTATATAGTTTCCAGTTTTCATTATTAGCCCAAGAAAATAAAGACTTGCTATCATATGCTCCATTAGCAGTATTAGATCCAACAGAAAATACCCCAACTTCTGATATTTCGTATCTTGGAGTTGAGTCTAGTTCTGCAGTGAATACAATTTTAGACACACCATTTTCTTTGACATATCCTCTTGATGTAATAGGAACTCTCTGCATCTCAAAATCAAGGCTAGTCTTATTGCTCATATCAGATACTTCCTGATTTGTAAATGCATGACTAGAGTCAACTGGCTTTGGTCCACAGCCTATAGCAATGTATGAGGCGTAGGCTGGTGCCTGCCCTATAAGGTATTTTGCTAGGATGCTTTTACCACTGTTAGTTATCATATTTATACCGCCCCATATATTGTATCATTATACTTGGTTCCATTTACCTGTATTTCAACACGTACATTTTCTTCGCTTCCTAAATTTACAACATTAATAATCAGGTCCCCCGTAGCACTGTCTATATAAACAATGGCCCCATCTGTGCCATTCCCAGTTTCTGGAACATACTGCTCAAACTTTATAGGGAATGCATCAAAGGTTGACTGAATTGTTCCTTGCATTGCAATTAAATTTAATGGATTATACTGAAAGAATATACTACTTAGGTTTCTAATTGGAGAGTACAGAATATCCTGCCCATTAACCATATCTGATCTTGATAGACTTAGTAATTCAATTCCTCCAATATCCTCAAATATTAAGTCACTCATAACCTCAATTGGCATTGGAGCAGTATTAAATAGTACTAGATCTGGGGTTGGGATTTTGACAGCACTTTGAGATGCTGCGCTATCTGTTGCTGGTGTTGCTGATGTTGCGTCTACTGCCATATTAGATTTCCCCCAAGTACACTGTCATATCTGGTCCAGATATAGATCTATTATAGTCTATGCTATACACGACATACCTTTTATCTTTTGAGTCTAAGACATCTATGGTGTTGTCCAAGTAATCAATTTTTACAATATCTCCCAATTGCATTGTGGGTAAAGAAAATATCTTAAGGCCGATAGAGTTTCTTGGTTTCATAATTCTTTGAGTTAACCAAGACATAAGTGAGTTTGCCTCATCCGAAGATTGAACATATGGCACATCTAAAGAAAAGTCCTTATTGCCATGAAGCATTCTACTTAGTTTAATTCCTTCATATTGCTTCTTAACTTTAAATGGGGATGACACAAGATTTGACCCTGTAAATTGTGGATCAGAAAAATCGCTACCCTTATTAAAGAATTCGTCAACTGTTAACTTGTTAGCACTTTGCTGTGTAAATGTTACTCCTTGGATTCTTAGATAATTTCCACTTGATGAGTCTAGACTGATTGCTGTGTCGGTTGCATTAAATACCATGAACTCTGCGCCATATGATCCAGCCCTAAATCCAGAAACAGCATATGTCTTTAGTGAGTTAAAGGTTGGAGACAGTTTTGCGTATAGCGCTGGGTAAGCCTTATCATATTTAACATTAAATGTTGCACACTCTCGCATAATTGTTCCAAACTCTTCAAAATATATATTATATTTTGGTGGCTGTGATGGATCAATTCCTGATAGATATGTATTTTGAATCATTCCGCTTAGGGCATACTTTTTAAATGACTCATGAACATCTACAGAGTCATCTCCGTATACTGACTGCACTGGTGTTTCAAGAACATTAGATGTATTTTGACTATAGTTTGTTGTTAAAGCATAAACATTTTCAAACATAATCTTTGATGAGCCACGAGTAAATAGTGCCATATTATTATATGTTGGCAATGGAGATGAATCATCTACAGTCTTTATCAGTACCCCGTTTATATATAGATAGAATCTTCTAATATTTCCAATATCTATATACTCAACTGCAAGATCATAAACTGTTGGATTCTGCTCAGAGGCCATTCTATATTGTCCAGTAAACAATCCATTATCTACAATAATGTTTCCAAGACCTTCCCAAAGTTTAATGGGAACTGCTTTATCACTAGAAGAATCTTTTTGTACTTTATAGAACATAATGTTATTAACATTTGCTTTTGAGTTGGTGCTTAAATTTGTTGATCCAAGCGCTATAATTTCAAAATAATACCCTACGTTTGTCTCTGGGTTTAGCAAGACTGCTAGTCCACCAGAACCTCCAGATACGTTAATGTTTTTATCTGGTGTGGTTCCTGGCACAATATAATATGTTGTATTGCCAACTGCTGACTGGGAATTAGACAAACCACTTTCAACTTTTCCAACAATTCTCATTCTTGTTCCAAAATGTTTAAACTTATCTGTTAGTGGTTTTTTAACATATGATAAAAAGTTAATTGGAGTTTCTTGTGCAGAAAAACTTGGACCAGACAATATAAATGCCGATGACTGAACTGTTCCAGTCTGTGTTGATCTTATTGAGTTAATTGTTTTTTCATCTACAAATGTTGTTGATAAGAAGTTTTTAATTATGTTAGTTCTTCCACTCTTTTGAGCAGTTGCAGAGTTTACTCCTGCTGCTGCAGTTGTTCCAGTGGCTGTTCCATATCCAGTCTTGAATAGGTAATCTGAATTCATATCGCAACCTCTTACGTTAGCACTATCTAGCCAATGATCTGATATGGCTGCATTATGTGACACAATAGAGGTGCCAAATTGTCCACGGCCATGCTCTTCAACTACGCCATCCTTTAATCTTAAAACTCCTTGAAAGGTTTCATATTTTGGAAGAGAGTAAATTCTTACTCTACCTGTTGGATAAAGTTTTCCATTAAAGGATATTTTAGAAAAATAATTAGAGTATTCTTGTGTGCTAGATATCCAAACATTTCCTTGTCCAGATACGCTGTATTCTACAGCATCATATTTAATAATTTCTCCATTAGAATAAAAGTATCCGTTATATCTTGATATCCAGTAAACGCCTTCGCCAAAGTCCATAATATTATCAACAACTACATTATTTTTTACGTATGGAACTGTGGCTGACAAATTAGAGTTAAGGGGTATTGCACTAAGCGTGTAGTCTGACTGGTTTGTTATTTGTCCAGTAGAGGTCTTTGTATTTTCTGTTCCAGTTACTTCCCACAAAAGAACTGGCTTATATATCCATGTCTTGTCTGAGTCAACTAGACTTGCCTGCTTAATTGATCCATATGTTTTTTGTATTGACCTTGTGTCATAGTTAATAGATCCATTGTTGTAGACTAGGTTATTTTTTGAAGATACGTCAATGATATTTAAGTCTTTTGATAAGGTGACATCGGAGGCTCTTTCTGTTTCTGTTGGCATCATATAAGACTTGCTCATGCAAATAAAGTTATTGTACTCATCAAAGAACATTGCTGTCTGAGTGGACCTAGCAAGGTCTTGTAATATTTCTGCAACGTTTCTATCTGTTGGAATAAAGAAAAATGGAATTATTAAATCTACTTCTCCAGGTACTCTTTTAAATGCATAATTTGAGAATCCAATAGAATCAAGCAAAAATGATACTGCTGCGCTTAAACTAGCATCTCTAAATAGTGTTTGGGGAGCGGTTAATGATTCAAAGTAAAAGAATAGGTCTCTAAGTTCTACTGTAAGTTTCTTGTTTGCAATTTCATATTTTGGGAACCCTTCAGAATACATTGTCTTAATTGGCACAATGTAGTCATACCCATTTAGGTTCACAGTTACATCATAAATCTTAAACTGTATATGATTAGTAATATACTTAGAAAGAATGCTACTTGAATTGTTAGAACTAAATGCATCATCAAAATCAAACAAAGATAATGAGCCTGTAGATGCCAAGAGTTGTCCTACTGGCAATCCGCTTGAGCCTAGATCAGAGGCAGTCTTTTTTAGATTTAGCGTGGTTACTTTATCTGAAACATTTACTGATAGTCTTGGAGATAGTTCAATAAGATCTAGGGTTGCACCAATCTTGTTCATTGTTTGTGCAACAACTCTTAGGCCACCGACATAGTCAAACTCACGATACTTGTATCCGCTATTTGTTGTAGTTGTAAATTTAACTGGGGAGGTTGTATCTGTAACAAAATTTGTCAATCTATCAACAGAGTCTTCTTCTAGGTACCAACCATACTCTGGAACAAATGTCTCTTTGTTTCCATTAACAAATATGACATAGTATCCAATATCTGTATCAGACTGCTTAATAAAATAAGAGTATCCATTTACTGACTCATCTGGCAAAAAGTCTTCAGATGTATATGTCTCTGCGTAGATAAAGATATCTCTATACTTTTTAGGAATTTTCAAACCATATGCCAACTCAACATATCCGTCTGTTTTTATTACTGGGGTTCCATCTTGTCTTAGAGATGTTTCTGTAAATGATACTAGATCTATCCAGGTGTTATTTTTTAACCCCTGAACTTTCCACCTTAGTGGGACACTCTTATTGGCATCACCATAAAGCGGGTCAGAATAAGTTCCTGTTGCATTTGAAAAGGGGCCAAGGTCTACATTACCAGAATGCGTTTGTAATTTAACTACTACACGGTTTGCTGGAACCTCTTCTTCATAAACAATATAAGGGGCTGAATCATCAATTGCATATTGTCCACCAGAAGATAGGAAAGAAATTCCATACTCAGTATTCCCTTCGGTTCTCAAAGAAGTCCAATATTTAAATTTATCATTTTTATCAGGCATATAATATCTTGGTCTACGTGCCATATTTATATTTTGGCTATGAAGATATCTTCCAGGAAGGTATGAAGCCTTGTTTATTCCAGATCGTGGTCTAAACTGTTGAAAGCAAGACTCTAAAGAGTAAAGCATTTTTAGTTTATCTTTTGTTTTTGTAAGTGTAGTTGGAAGGTTATTATCTGTATATCCACCAT